GCAAGCATTGCATCTACGCCAAATGTCGTAGTTTCTGCATCTAGTGCTTTAGGAGCATTGACCAGTTCAAGCATTTCAGGGGTAAGCCACACGGCTTCATCTACTGCATCGCTAGGGTCTATGAATTCCACAGCTACAACTATTCCACAAATTCTGCCGGTATTAGATGCTCCTCTTGGTGATCTTGCTAACGCTGTAAGTGCAACAGTTACACACATTGCAACGGCTGCATCTGAGCTAGGCGCAATGACTGCAACGGCAAACAGCCTGCCAACTATTAAACCCGTATTTATGGGTTCTCTTGGTGAATTACAAGCTACGGCTAATGCAACTGTTATACCGCCGACACCACCAGAACCAGAGAAAGCCGTTTACGGTTCTAACCGCCCATACCCTGCACCACCAATACGCCAGCCAAAGGTTGAGCCACTACCGCAGCCAACAACGCCTGTAATTGTAGAAACACCACCAGCGCGACCTGTAAGAATGCCTGCAACAATTACGGCTACAACTTCTGCACTAAGTCCAGCATTCTCTATTAGCGTTCAAGCGCAAGTAGAATGGTCAATACTAGAAGATGAAGCAGACTTGCTTCTAATGCTCTAAGGATTTTGATGGCGATTACATCTGGGCAACAAACAATAGGAACGTCCGCGCAGTTAATAGATGGCATTTCCCCAAATCCGTCACGCCTGCACATTCATAACATGGATAACACAAAACAATTGTTTATTGGGAACGGTTCTGTGACTATCGGAAATGGTCTTGCATTGCAAAAATTAGACAGTGTTGAATTGGTTCTTAATCCCGGTGAATCGCTTTATGCTATTTCAGAATCTGGTTCTCATCTCATTTCTTGGTTAAGGCAGACACAATACTAATGCCGTACTTCATAACAGATAGCGCAGAAGGTTGCTCAGGCTGGGCAACTACTAAAGAGGATGGCGAAGTTATTGGTTGCCATACAACTAAGCAGGATGCAATAGATCAGATGGTTGCCGTATCACTAGCTGAGGAAATGGAACCCGGCGGTGAACGTAAGAAGCACAAGATGAAAAAAGCAAAACCCATGATGACGGGCTACCGCGAACTGCCTGAAAATTACAGACCAGCACTAGCAAATGACGTTCCAGAAGGTCGTGCTTGTGGGAACTGCTATTTCTACGATGAGTCCCGTGTCAATGAAGCAGGGGATAAAGCATGGTGTGAAAAATGGGATGAATTCGTGGATGGCGGTTATTACTGTAACGCTTGGCAGCCAGAGGATTACACAAATGAAGATGAAGATGAAGATGACCTACGCGCAATAAATCAAAATGCACCTGCCTACATGCGAGCTGCTGCTAGACGTGGGCTTGAATACTACGCAGATGGCAAGGGTGGCGATGGTCTAGTTGATAAAACGATACGCGAAGCACGACTTATGGCAGATGGTCAAGTTTCAGATGACAAATGGATTCGAACAGCTGCTTGGATAGCTCGTCATTTAGGCGATTTAGATTCACCAGATGCGGACCCTAACTCAGATAACTACCCAAGTGCAGGAGTTGTAGCTCATTTACTTTGGGGAAGTGGCCCATCTAAGGCAAGAGCCACAGCTGCTATGGAATACGCACAAAGAGTTGCAGAAAGAATACGCAATGAAGAGCGACATTTAAGCGGAAAGCACGACCAAAAATCACACGCTTCAGGCGGTGGTAAGGGCGTTAGCTCAGGTGCAATGGCTGAATCCAAAAAACTTCAAGCTAAGGCTATTGCAGCAGAACCGGCAATAACTCAAAAAATGCAGTCATTAAGTGAAAATGCTGGCGGTGAGTTAATCGGCTTAGAATACAAAATCAAAGGCACAGAATCTATGGCACGAAAAATAGATGATAAAGCAAAAGAAGAATTTGGTGGTGATACCAAGGCAGCAGCAGCAGATATTGGCGATTCTGTTAGATACACTATGGCACTTTCAGAAAGTAACTACTCTTCAGGAACTAAAGAAACAATTGACGAACTAGCTGCTGAAGGTTACACATTAAAAGTTAAAAATTACTGGCAAGAAGGAAACATTTACAAGGGAGTTAATGTTTCAGCAGTTTCCCCAGATGGTCAAAAATTTGAATTGCAATTTCACACAAAAGCTAGCTTCAAACTTAAGGAAACAAAAAACCACCAACTTTATGAAGAACACAGGTTACCGAAAACTTCAAAAGAGAGAAAATCAGCTCTTGAAAGAGAAATGGCAGCAAATTGGGATTCTGTTCAAAACCCAACAGACTTAAGCACATTGGGACTTATAGGTTCCCCAGTTTTACAACCTGCATCTTGACCATTAAGATCAAATTGAGGTAAAAAATGATCTATTACGGAAAATCAACAATTGATAGTGACAAAATTATCAACATTTATAGGCATGATTCAAGCTCGACTAATTATGCTGAAGAAATCTGGAACGAATCTGAAGGAAAATGGCTTAAATCAGAGTTATTTTTCAAATATCTATCAGAAGGTGAGCCAACATTAGTGAAAATTTCATCAAATGTGGCAAAAACCCTGTTTCCTAACGCCTTTTAGATTGACATTTGTTATACGTTTTGAGATAATTAATCGTAGGACAAATTAGGCGGTGATTATATGAAAACCCCTGCTCCACAAGTAGGTCAGATTGTTTACTCCAGTAATGGCGCAAAATCTTACAATTTCTACAAAGTTATTAAAGTAAGCAATTCCGGTTATGTGACTTATCAGCAAATTGCTAAAAAAGAGGAATTTGGTGAAACTCCTTATCCTTCGATTGTTGCAATTATGCCTGCTGGGGAAAAAATTGGAAAACCTTTCAAAATAAAAGCATCTTCTAAATAAAGAAATAGAATGGCGGTAGAGATACCGTCATTTTTTTGTGCCAAAATAGAAACAACAGATTAAGTAAAATTGGAGTCATTTTGAAAATCGTTGAACGTAGAAACAGTCCAGTCAATTTTGAATTAAATTTTGACGGTGAAGCAAGTGCAGACAAAATGACATTCCGGGGTTATGCTGCCGTTTTCAATTCCCCGTCAGAGCCATTGCCATTCACTGAAGTTATTCGTGAGGGTGCTTTCAATCGTTCTCTTAAAACACGCAATGAAGTCAAGATGTTTATGAATCACAATACTGATCATGTTTTAGCTTCTACGAGGTCAGGAACTTTGAAGTTAATCGAAGATTCAACCGGGTTATTAGCAGAAGCAAAGTTGCCAGAAACAACAAGTGGCAAAGACTTATCTATTCTCATGCAACGTGGTGACGTTCACTCAATGAGCTTTGGCTTTAGCGTTCCACCCAATGGTGATAAGTGGAGTCAAGACGGCGCAACTCGTGAACTGCACCAAATTCGTTTACACGAAGTTTCCGTTGTTACCGGTTTTCCTGCCTATGAAGCTACAACTGCCGATGTAAGAACTATTGACATTCTGGCAACTAGAACCCTTGTAGATGCAGACGTTTTAGCAGATGCCATGATTCGCCTAGAAGAAGGTCAGAATCTAACGGAAAGCCAAGCAGAAATTCTTACAACTGTTGTTGGTAAGTTGCGCGAAGATAAAACTGAAAATTTTGACCTGTTAGAAATTAAGCGAAAACAACTTGACTTAATGCTTAAAGCGTTTTAATCTAAATACAAAGAACGGCTTAAATGTGGGGAAGCATTTAGGCCGTTTTTTATTGTGCCATAATTGAATTGTGCGATTGAGTGGAGCCACCATTGCGCTTACTGTCGTGGAGCCACGCAGAAACTTAAGACCTCATACAATCTAAGACTTTAGGAGTCCACATGTCTGACTACATCCGTCAGCAAGCGGAAGCTCGTGCAAAGGCTTGGGAAGAAGCTAAGGCTCTTCTCGATTCAGCAGCAGCTGAAAAGCGCGATCTATCCGCAGAAGAAAACCAAACCTATGACCGCATCATGGCAGACCTTGATCAGCGTTCATTGGTAATGGAAACCATGAAGGCACAAGCAGAACGCGAAGAACGCGCTGCTGAAGCAATGTCAGGTTTCGAAGCACAAGTTAAGCCAGCCGTTGCTGTTCCAGCAATTGACGAAGCTGAACTTATCCGTTCCCTAGCTCGTGGTGAGATTCGTTCCCACTCGTTCGAGAAGCGCGACGTAACTAAGGGTTCAACTGGCGCACCAGTACCGACCTCTTTCTACGATCAGGTAATCATGCTTGCTCGTCACGTTGGCCCAATGCTAGAAACATCAACAATCCTTAACACTGCTGGTGGTGAAAACCTTCAGATTCCTTCACTAAGTGCATACAGCACTGGTACGGTTTCTGCTGAAGCTGCTGCTATTGGTGAGAGCGATCCAACATTCAACGCCTTCAAAACACTTGGTGCTTACAAGTACAGTTTCCTCACCCAGATTTCGAGAGAAATGGTTGAAGATGCAGGCGTGGACATTCTTGGATTCCTTGCAACTCAGACTGGTAACGCACTTGGCTATGCAGTCAATGGCGCACTAACAACTGGAACAGGAACAGTTCAGCCAACAGGCATCGTAACTGCTGCTGGTTCAGGAATCACTGGTGGAACCGGCGTAACAGGCGCATTCACAGCTGACAACCTAATTGACTTGGTTTACAGCGTTGATACCGCAGGTCGCACACTTCCGGGTACAGGATGGCAGATGAACGCTAAGGCTATTTCTGCTGTTCGTAAGTTGAAGGACAACGCAGGCCAGTATCTGTTCAGCCCTTCACTTTCAGCTGATGCTCGTGATCTATTGCTTGGTTACCCAATCTTTGAGAACCCAGGTATGGCAGACCCAGCAACAAGCGCGAAGTCAGTAATCTTTGGTCACTTGCCAAGTTACTATGCTCGCACTGTTGGTGGCTTACGCCTAGATCGGTCTGATGACTATGCATTCCAGAACGACCTAATTACATTCCGCGCCACAATGCGCGTGGATGGAAACCTAATCCAGACTTCACATGTGAAGTACTTTGCTGGAGCAGCTTCCTAATTAGGAAACCCCAAAACGTAGAACCCCACCGGGAGCGCAGGCTTGGTGGGGTTCTGCTTTTGTTTTAGCAACCTTTAGGGTAAGTTTCTTTTATCTGCGAACAAAGGATTATCTGTGCAGGATTCTTTATGTATTGGTTGGGTATCTAACGCGCCTTGGGCGAATACTGGATACGGAATGCAAACGGCTCAAGTAACTAGCCGTATGAAAGCAATGGGTCACAACGTAGCGATCTTTAACAACTACGGGCTTGAAGGCAGTAATACCGACTGGAACGGCATCCCGATTTATCAGCGTGGCGCAGACATGTATTCCAATGATATTATTCCAGCTCATATGTTTAATTGGACTGAACATAACCCAAAGCAAAATCACATTCTTTTTACTCTTTACGATGCGTGGGTTCTTAAGGGTAAGCGTTGGTCTGACTGGAATGTTGCAAGTTGGGTTCCAATAGATCACATACCAGCACCACCACAAGTTGCTGCATGGTGTCGCAATGACTTTGTTACCCCTATTGCCATGAGCGAATACGGGCAAGCCATGCTTGAAAACGTAGGAATTGAATCTTTATACATTCCACACGCCATTGAATCCAGTTTTAAGCCAATGAAACGCCACAAGGGAACTACTGGCAGGGATTTTATTGGTGCTAGTGAAGATGTATTCATTGTTGGAATGAACGCAGCTAATAAAGGCGTAAGCCCTAATCGTAAGGCATTTGGCGAGAACATTTTGGCGTTCTCTATGTTTGCACAAATGCACGATGACGTAGTTCTTTATCTGCACACAGATTCCAACGGTTCTCTTGGTGGCATCAAGCTACAAGAACTAATAACGTCATGCGGTATTAAAGAACATCAGTACGCATTCGTAGACCCTTATGTTCTTAGAACTGGAATAGATCAGCCAACACTTGCAACGCTTTATACGGCTATGGATGTATTGCTTGCTACGAGCTACGGCGAAGGCTTTGGAGTGCCAACCATAGAAGCGCAGGCTTGCGGTACTCCTGTAATTGTTTCTGAGTTTGCAGCTTCAACTGAACTTGTTGGTGACGGTTGGCTTGTAGAAGGTCAGCCACTATGGGATGCACCGCAGTCAAGTTGGTTTCATATGCCTAGCGTTCCCGGCATTGTGGATGCGCTAGAGCAGGCGTATCAGCGTGGGCGTGGTCGTTCTCAAAAGGCTCAAGACTTTGCTAAGGCGTATAACGCAGATACCGTCTTTGACCAATACTGGAAACCTGCTATCAAAGTATTAGGGACAAAAGGCACAGAAAGACCGACAGCGTGAAAATAGGCTGGTACACACATCACATAGAGAATGACCCTAACGTGGCTCTACGTTCGTCTGAGAGCCTGTCAGGGCTATTCACGGGGCAGTTCGCAGGTGGCGCAGAAATGTCAGACTACGAATACCGCTTGCAAGCACCGTTGGGCTTTGAGATAGAGATTGTCACCCCATACACATTCGATACACATGACATACACCAATTTGACTCGATAGTTGTAACAGGAACAGATTCGTTCTCTGACCAGCAGCTGAACCGACTTAGTGAGTATGACCCGTTCGTATTTGTGCATCACCTACAAACACCACGCGCAGGGCTGTTGGCCTTGATTGCAGGTAGTCGCTTATTCGTAACCCATACCCCGGCACATATGCGCAGAGAATTATCTTGGGCAAAGCCACGCAAGACCGCGCAAGTTCTAAGCTACTTTAATACCAGTAAATGCTATGACCACATGGACAAGAAACCTTACGCATTGTGGGCAGCCCGTGAACATCCACTTAAAGGCAAACTTAAAGCTCACGCTTGGGCAGCACAGGCAGGTTATGAATTTAAGGCTTTGACAAACGTACCCCGTGAGCAAGTCCTAGATGCGATGGCAAGATGCGAATGGTTTGTGCATTTACCGTTAGCCTTTGAATCAGAATGCAGGGCAGTTATGGAAGCTGTGTTATCTGGGTGCAGGATTCACACTAACGAATTGGTAGGCATTACATCAGTTGAAGATTGGCAAGATGCAGACCACCTAAGACACATGATAGATAACGCAGGGGATACCTTCTGGAGATTGGTGCAACAATGAGAATGCTTACGATTATTCCTACTCGTGGTCGCAACGATAATGCAATTCGTTTGTTTGAAGCGATAAATGCAACGGCAGACTTTACAGAAGTTATCTTTGCCATAGATGCAGATGATGTTAAAACTTATCAAGGACTTATGCACGAAACGGCAGGACTAGATAACGTCAAGGTTTGCATTGCAGACCGTATGGGAATGAACGGCACTCTTAACCATTGGGCTTTGTGGTTCGCGCCTGACTATGATTACATCTGTTTTATGGGTGATGACCACTTACCGCGCACTGGTGGTTGGGATACCAAACTTGCAGAAGCCATTGGCACAGAGCCGGGCATTGCTTATGGCAACGATCTACTGCAAGGCGAGAACCTGCCAACTGCCGTAGTTATGTCTAGCAAGATCATTAGGGCTACTGGCTTTATGTCACCGCCAGCCCTAAAGCATTTGTTCCTAGATAACTATTGGCTTGCTATGGGCAACGCCTTAGAGAACGTGAACTACTTGCCAGAGGTAATCATTGAACACTTGCACTACACAAACGGTAAGGCTGAACACGATGAAAGATACGCAGCTGTGAATACCGTAGAAATGCACAACGGCGATCAAGCTATCTTTGCTGAATACCTAGCCACAGAATTTGCTAACGATGTTGAGAACGTCAAGGCTTGGTAATGAAGATACTGATTACTGGGCATAAGGGTTTTGTTGGTCGCAACTTTGTTAAGGCTTTACCAGATAGTGAAATTACGGGCATTGACCTAAAAGACGGCAACGACTGCCGGGACTTCTTCAAGACTAACGATGAACAGTTTGATTTGGTAATTCACTTAGCAGCCATTGTTGGTGGTCGAGCAACTATCGAAGGTGAGCCGTTAAGCGTGGCAACTGACTTGTCAATAGATGCTGAATTCTTTAACTGGGTGCAAAGAACAAAACCAATAAATACGGTTTACTTCTCTAGTTCAGCTGCTTACCCAATTGTGTTGCAGAATTCGCACCGCCGTTACCAGTTAGCTGAGTACGACATTAACCTAGATGCCGTTCTAAATCCTGACCTAACTTATGGCTGGGCAAAACTTACTGGGGAATACCTAGCGCAATTCTTGGAAGGCACTAACTTATTTGTGTTTAGACCTTTTAGTGGTTACGGATCAGACCAAGATGCTGATTACCCGTTTCCTAGTTTTATTGACCGCGCTTTAGCCGGGGTAGAAGTCTTTGATATCTGGGGTAACGGTGAACAGGTGCGCGACTTCATCCACATTGAGGACATTGTTCAAGCTGTGCTTTGGCACGTTCAGACGGGCTACACCGGCACATTCAATTTATGTTCTGGTTTAGCCACTAGCTTTAATGACTTGGCTCAAATGATCTGTGAAGAAGCCGGTATGAATCCTATGTTTAACCACATAGTCACCGCGCCTACCGGGGTTGAGTATCGGGTTGGTGATCCCCACCTATCGCACCAGTATTTTGTTCCCCAGATCAGTTTGCGTGAAGGCATTCGTAGGGCCTTAAAAGAGCGAAAAAGTCAATAGAATCAAGCGTTTCTACCCTTGACATTTGTTATACATAATGAAATAATAGTTATGTAGGACAGAGAGAGGTGAGAGAAATGATTGGTGAAATGCCCATTGAACAGAAATGGGAAATTAACCCTGAAATGATTGAAAAGGCTTACGCAGTCGCTAATAAAGTAGCGCAAGAAATGGCTAAAAAACAAAAGCAAATTGCACAAGAAATATTGTTTGCATTGGCTGTTAAATCAGCTTGACATTTGTTATACAAACTGTCACAATAGTTATGTAGGAAAGCAAAGGAAAAGAGGAAAAAATGAGTTACGCAGACACCATGTATGCAGACACTTTCGTTGGTTCAAAGGCTGACCAGTTGCATGATGCAGCTGAGATTTCACGAGCAGTGAAAAAGGAATTGGTATCCATGCAAAAGGCTGGACAGTTCCCTGCTGAAATCAAGTTCTCAGTTAAGAGCAGTAAGTTTGCTGGCGGTCAATCCGTTGAAGTAGTTATCTCAGGCTGGAACAGCGAGCAGGTCTGGAAAGAAGAATGGTCAGAACCTTATAGTCGGATGTTGAAAATCATGTTGCCAGAAGCCAAAGCAATCCAAGAGAAAGCTGAAGCGGTACGGAACCAATACAACAGAGAAGCAATCAACAGCATGATTGACTACTTCAACGTGAATTACTATGGTCGGGCTGAATGGAGTTGGAAAATCTAAAAAGCAGACAACACAAACCCCCAGAGAAATTTGGGGGTTTTACTCTGTCATAGAATAGTAAAGACTTTAGGAGTTTCTTTGGCTATTACAAACGGCTACGCCACACTTGCACAAGTAAAAGCAGCTTTACGCATTTCAGATGCCGTAGATGACTCATTACTTGAGATGGCTGTTGAATCTGCATCACGCGCTATTGATGGACATGCTGGGCGATACTTCTATTCATCAGGAACTGCTACGCGCTATTATGCAGCAGACGATTCTTTTATTACTCAGATAGATGACGTTTCTGGAACTGCTCTGACTTTGCAAACTTCATCAGGTGGTGACGGCGTATTTGATACAACTTGGGCTGTTGGTGATTATCAGTTAGAACCACTTAACGGAAACGTAGATGGCCTTGCTGTTCCATACACACGCATTCGTGCTGTTGAAAACTACCTATTCCCGGTAGAAGCAGAACAAGCACTGGTAAAACTAACTGCTGTATTTGGTTGGTCATCAGTTCCAATTGCAATTACTCAGGCTTGCATCATTCAGGCAAGCAGAATTTTTAAGCGACTTGATAGTCCTCTTGGCGTAGCTGGCTTTGGCGATCTTGGAGCCATTTCCGTAACTCGGGACATTGACCCAGACGTTGCTCAATTAGTTTCGCCTTATCGCAGAATGCGTAATTTTGCGTAATGGCTTTATTAACTGAAATCCGTACAGGGTTAGCAACTAACCTTGCCACCATCACTGGCCTACGAACGGCAGCAGTAATGCCGGATAATCCAAACCCACCAATTGCCATTATTCAGCCAGATTCAATTTCCTATGACGATACTTTTAATAGGGGAATGCAGACTTACACTTTTACAGTTGTAGTTCTTGTAGGTCGCGTGGCAGAACGATCAGCCCAAAACGCCATAGATGCCTTCTGTTCAAGCACTGGTTCATCTAGCATCAAGTTGGCTTTGGAGTCTGACAAGACACTCGCTGGCAAAGTGTATGATTTAAGAGTTACCGATATGCGGGCTTACGCAAGCATTGCTGTTGGTGAAGTAAACTATCTAGCAGCAGAATTTTTAGTTCTCTGCTACGCAGACTAGGAGCATTAAACAGCATGGCAAAATTTGCAGCTACTGATTACAAAATCGTCGTGGCAGGTACAAATCTGTCCACATCACTTAACAGCGTTGAGCTAGCTTTAGAGAGCGACCAACTTGAAACAACGGCTTTTGGCACAACCTTTAGAGAATCTATTGGTGGCTTAAAATCTGGTTCACTAACACTTCAGTTCATGCAGGACTTTGCTGCATCAGCCGTAGATGCCACAATCTTTCCTCTATTCAACACACTTGCAACAGTTGTTATCACACCAACAAGTTCAGCCGTTGGAACTGCTAACCCAAGCTACACCGCAGTATGCCTAGTAAACTCTTACAGTCCGTTTGCTTCATCCGTTGGTGACATAGCAACATTCTCAATTACATGGCCTACATCAGGCACAGTAGTACGGGCAACCAGCTAACTATGAAGATCAACCTGCGCGTTACTTTTAATGACGAAACAGTAGAAGAAGTCAATGGCACTATGCGTGACATTGTTGCTTTCGAGGACAAGTTTGACAAGTCAATAGGCAACCTTGCAACAGACTCTCGTATAACTGATCTGTTATGGATTGCTTGGCATTGGCTAGAACGTCAGGGTAAAACCAAAAAGACGTTTGAAGAATGGTGTGAAGAAGTAGACACAATCGAAGCGAGTGAAGAAAGCCCAAAATAATTGGGTTGGGTGACTCATCCCAACATTGGTATTTGGCTTATCTTGCATGTGAAACTGGCATTGCTCCGTCAGTTTTGATGCAAGAATCTGAGCGTATGCTTTTCACTATGGGAATGTATCTGCGCTGGAGAAACAGTCAGGGGTCATAGTGGCAATTAGTAATCTAATAACAGGTCGAGCTGCTTCTGCTCAAATTGAAATTGTTGGGTTATACCCGGCACTAGCTCGTTGGTCTAAAGCTGATCCCATGTTCAATAAAGAAATACGCAAGGCATCAGTTGAACTTATTGGACAAGTTGTGACTGAGGTTCAATCTCATGCTACTTATTCGCCAAATCCTAGACAGGCCATTGAATCTGCTAAAGGTTTTAGAGCTAGACCAGACCGCATTCCAGTAATTAGGTTAAATGGTTCCGGGGCATTTGTTTCTAAAACACGCCCAAACCGCCGGCGTAAAAACAAAGTTACAAGAGGTGACGTATTCTTTGGTTCTGAGTTTGGTTCTGACCGTTTAAGGCAATTCCCGGGTCGTTCTCCTAAGTTGGGTGCTGGAAATAGGGGTTATTACTTTTGGCCCACAATTGAAGCAATGTCACCTACTATTGTTAAGAAATACGAGGCTGCACTAGACAGAATCACCAATAATTTGGAACGTATGGGCTAGACATTGCGTATAACATCTAGTACATTAAAAGTATGTACGCAGTTAAATGGTGGTCTGTCAAAGACAACAAGCCCAAGCCCTATGCAGATTCTTGGGCTGACTTTGTAGCTTTACTTTCACATCACGCTAAACGTGAGGACAAATACAAAGGTTATTTATACAGCCCGGTTCAATACGTTGAAAATGGCTTTAGAGGTAATAAAAATGTCATTGCTGTCAATGCGTTTGTTGCTGATCTTGATGGTGAAGCCCTAACCAATACGTTAGATAAATTAACTGGTTATGAATACATTGCCTACACGACTTACAGCCATAAAGAAGATGACCAGCACTGGCACATAGTTATCCCATTTGACGAAGCCGTACCAAGCCACCAATGGTATTCAGTCTGGAAACAGATGCACGATTTCCTAGACATTGCTGGTGACCCACAAACTAGCGACCCTGCTCGTATTTTCTTTGCGCCACAACACGCACCTAACGCTGATTATCAAACCTTGCGTGGTCATGGCGAGATTATGCAAGCTCCTGAGTTTAGATACACAGACCGACCACCAGTAACCATTACCAAGCGTGACCCGCAACGAGCAGTAGACCATTGGGAATGTAGATGCACACTAGCCAAAGTATGCGCTAAATGTGAAATAGAATTTAAGGACATTGACGTATCTAGGTACAATGGAATGAGTCAAAAAGAAATACGCCAAGACATTAGGCGTGAGTTCTTAGAGTTAATGGCAGGTATGTCTGTCAATTAGGAGTTTTGGTGGCACAGGCAGGCAAAACTTTTGAAGTCAAATTTACTGGTGACACTACTAACCTTTCCAAGTCATTTCAAAAACTGCAACGTGATGCCGGGGTTTTAGGTAAATCTGTTTCAGCTAGTTCTGGACTAATGAAAACAGCATTGGCTGCTGTGTCGGTTGGTGCTTTTGTTAGTGGCATGAAGTCTGCTGTTATGGCTGCTTCCACTCTTTCTGAATCTATTTCTAAAGCAGATGTTGTATTTGGTAAAAATGCCGAAGCAGTACAAAGATGGTCTAAGACAACTGCAAAAGCACTAGGTATTAGCCGTCAAGCATCACTAGAAGCTGCTGCAACATACGGCAACTTATTCCGCGCATTTGGTTTGACTGAAGAACAATCTTTCTCTATGTCTACAAGCCTTGTGCAATTAGCTGCTGACATGGCTTCGTTTAATAACACTTCTGTTGATGATGCTTTACTAGCTCTGCGATCAGGTTTATCCGGTGAAACAGAACCTCTAAAGCGTTATGGTATTGCCCTTACTGATGTTCGATTAAAAGAACAAGCAATGGCAATGGGACTTATCAAAACTACTTCCGGAACTTTGCCACAAGCAATTAAAACGCAAGCTGCTTACGCGCTTGTTATGAAAGATACTGCGTTAGCTCAGGGTGACATTACTCGTACAGCCGGTGGACTTGCCAACCAGTTGCGTTTTTTGCAAGCCGGATTACAAGATGCTAAGGCTGGTTTTGGTGAAGCATTATTACCTGCTGCTTTATCGGTAGTTAGTGCTTTTAATGACAAATTACTTCCAGCAGTCCAGCGCATTGTTGAAGTAATAAAGTTTCAAGGTGCAGGTGATGGTCTTAAAACATTAGGTGTAGAAATTAGCAACTTGATTACTAACCTAACTGGAACGGCAAAAATCGTTAAAGACTTAATTTTGGTGTTTATTGGTATAAAAATCGTAGCTCCGTTAGTTCTAGCCTTACGAGCTGCTTGGATAACAGTTGGCACAACAATTGGTGCAACTGCAACACTTACACAAATTGCGACTGGCGTTATGCAACGTGCTTTAGCAAGCACAGGTATTGGTCTACTAATAGTTGCTGCTGGCATTTTAGTTAGCAAGATTATCGATATGCGACTTGAAGCAAGCGCAACAGATAAGACCATAACTATCATGGAAAGTAATGGTGTTCGAGCATTTAGAGGTATGTCGCAAGCTGCACAAGGCACAATAGTTACAATTAACGCCGTAGCACTAGCTGCAAGTAAAGCTGCCGATGAATTGGATAATGCAGGAATCCAGCGTGTTAAGCAAGGTCGTGTTCCACCTGTTGCTGTCACAGTGCCTGAAACTGACACAGGTTTAACAGCAGCTGCTGGCAAGGCATCTAAAGCTGCAACCGCCGTCAAGGGTTTAAGCGAAGCTGCTAAAGCTGCACAGACTCAAATGGCTAAATTAAGCGATGAACTAACTCGTAACAACGATGCACTAACTAAAGCCAAAGATGCCTACGCTAGTTTCAAAGACGGCATTAGAAACGTCATTACGGGCATTATAGATTTTGGTCAAGCTGCTACTGCTGAAACTGGTACGTTCTTAGAAAACCTAGTCGCTCAAGCTGCTAAGGCTGCCGACTTTGGTTCTAAGGTAAAGCAACTCCTAGCAATGGGATTATCTGAAACTGCTCTTGGTCAAGTGTTAGCAGCAGGCGCAGATGCTGGCACAAAGATAGCTGACGAAATTATTGCTGGTGGCGCAACTGTTGTAGATCAAGTAAATACATTGGTAAGCGCAACTCAGTCGGTAGCAGATGCAGTTGGTGAAGCCGGGGCAACCCAGTTCTATCAAGCAGGTATTACCGCAGGTCAAGCACTTGTAGAAGGTGTTAAAGCTGCCATTGCTGCTGCTGGATTTACAATAAACGTAGATGGTTCGCTAGTTAATCAAGGCGCAATAAATCAAGTCAATGCTGCCATTGCTGCTGCTAAGTCAAAGGGTTCAAAGGGTGGCAAGGGTGGAAAGAACATTACCAAGGGTGAACGTCAAAACATCATGGACTTGGCTGCATCACTTGGCGTTGAAGTTCCTGCCTTTGCATCAGGTGGCATTGTAAATAGACCAACCCTAGCTTTGATTGGTGAAGCCGGGCCTGAAGCCGTTGTGCCTTTGAATGGTCGCAATGCTGGCATGGGCAACACAATCAACCTAACTGTCAATGCAGGTATGGGCGCAGACGGTGCTTCCATTGGTCGTGAAATTGTGGATGCTATTAAGAGATATGAGCGCACCAGTGGCCCGGTATTTGCGAGCGCATAAATGTCTAATCCACAAACTAAGGTCTACATTGCGTTTGACCTCACAGCATCAGGTGGTTCGTTCTTTGCGCTTGATGATCCAGTTCGTGGCGTTCTTGATAGCAGTTACGTTTTGGGTGGCGATGTTCTGGTTGATGTTACTAACTATGTCGCTAGTGCTTCTATTTCTAGAGGCAAGTCACGGGAGTTAGACCGCTTCACCGCAGGTAACGCATCAGTTACCCTGCACAATGACGATAGAACCTTTGACCCGTTCTATGAGGACAGCCCGTACCGTTCCCAGATTCTGCCTAGAAAGCAAGTCGTTATAGAAACAAACGGCATCCGTCAGTTCACTGGGTACATAGATGACTGGGATTTAAGCTACGAGCTAGGCGGTAAGTCGTTTGCTTCTATCAGCTGCGTGGATGGTTTCTTGCAGTTATCGGCTACCCAGATTGACTCATTCACAAATGTAAGCCAGTTATCTGGGGCGCGTATTGAAACGATTATTAACCGCCCTGAAGTAGCTTGGCCTGCTGGTGAGCGCGACATTGACCCCGGTCAAGAAACCTTGCAAGCAGACGTTGTGCCAGAGAACACCAACGCCCTGCAATACCTGCAACTGGTTGAGTCCACAGAACCCGGCGCATTGTTTATGTCTAAGTCAGGTGCGCTTACATTCCGTGACCGCATCACAGTTCCACCGCTTGTAGATACGCTGATCTTTGCTGACGATGGTAGAGCAGAATCGGTTGGCTATAACAACATTGCCGTTATCTACGGGTCAGAGAACCTTTACAACCGTGTGGTGATTACTCGTGAGGGTGGAACGCCACAGGTAGCTGACAACCTTTTATCCCAAGACATCTACGGCGTACAGACTTTATCCCTAGACGGGCTGCTTTTAGTTGATGATGCTGACTCACTTATTTTGGCTGACTATTTGCTAGGTCGCTACGACCAACCAGAGCTACGCTTTAGCAGCTTAAATGTAACCCTGCACGATAAGAACACGGCAGATCAGGCTGAACTTCTAGCCGTTGAGATTCAAGACGTTATCAAGATCGTGTTTACCCCTAACGGAATACCGCCAGCCATTGAGCGATACGGCTTAGTTACTGGCATTAAGCACACCATTGGGATTGACACTCATACAGTCACGTTTGACTTTGGTTCGGTTCAGGACTTCCCTATTGTTCTTGATGACCCGATCTACGGCAGGCTTGGTGGCTCGTTGCCGTTATACGATGCAATCACTGCTTCCTACGATGATGACCTTGTACGATACGATGGACAAGAAGAATTCGGATACATACTTGCTTTCTAAGGTGAACAATGCCAACTAATTTTCCAACTAGTGTGGACAACTTTACGAATCCAACTGCCAATGATTCGCTTAACCTGCCTTCACATTCAACGCAACACGCAAACGCTAATGATGCGATTGAAGCGATTGAAACTTACTTGCTTAACGGTGGTCAGGGTCTTACTCACATAAACACAACTACATTCACGGCACAATCTACCGTTTCTTTGAATAATGTTTTTACAACTGCATATGATAATTATCGGATTATGTTTGAATGTATTGGAAGCACAACAAGTCAAAACGTGGGAGCAAGACTGCGAGTTGCTGGATCTGATAGCACTGCAAGCAGTTATCACCAACAGATTGGTGAATTTGCAGGAACAAGTGCATCAGCATTTCGTGAAAGCAGTGCAAACATTTGGAATCGCATCTCTACTGCAAACAGCACAAGTCCAACTTTGGCAAATATTGACATTGCTAACCCAGCACTTTCAAGATTTACTACACTAATTAACAACCGACAGGTTGAACCAACAGGAACTACGCAGATTCAGTTGATTGGAAGTGCCTTTGCGAATACAACCCTATTTGATGGAATCAGTTTTATTGTTGCATCAGGAACAATGTCGGGAACAGTGCGTGTTTACGGATATAGGAATTCATAATGTCTAAACAATTAACTGCTTTAGAAGTAGATGTAATAACTGGTGAGCAAACAATTAGACCACTTACGGTAGAAGAAATCTCAGATCGTCAAGAGATTGCGACAAATCTTGAAGCACAACAGGCAGAAGCACAAGCCAAAGCTGATGCCCGTGAATCTGCCCTTGCAAAACTTGCTGCTCTTGGTTTAACCCAAGATGAAATCAACGCGCTGTAAACTAACAATAGAACTTTAGGAGTAAAACAAAATGGCTGGTGCTGGCAAGAAAACTTTTACCGCTGGAGAAATTTTGACGGCGAGTGACACAAACACATATTTGATGGAACAGACTGTGATGAACTTTGCAGGAACGGCATCACGAGCTTCAGCTATTCCTACACCTTCAACAGGTATGACTACCTACATTGGGACAACTGGTACTGCATCTATTCCACAGATTGAAACTTACACAGGTTCAGAATGGCAGACACCTTACGGAATGACGTTGTTAGCAAATGCTAGTTTTACAACGGCTGCAAGTTTTGACTTAAACAATGTATTCACTTCAACTTACAAATCTTACATTCTTCACATTTATGCAACAGGTTCAGCAAGTGTTGGTATCAGATTGCAATACCTAAAAGCAGGAACGCCAAGAGCAGCAAACTATTATGGCGGCATTTTATACAGCAATTTTAGTGGCGGATCTGGCCAAGTACCACAAAACAATGTTAACCAAGCAACTATTGGAACCATTGGAACAAGTGGATCATTTACACGAGTTGAAATTGCTGATCCAACTCTTGTAGTTGGTGCAAGCAATTCAACATATTTAGTTTTTCAAAGTGTTTATGCTGCTGGTGGAGAACATGCCGTTGGTGGTGTGAGTGTTGCATCCGATACCTATGATGGATTTAGATTAACCACATCATCAGGAACAATGACTGGCAGTGTTCGTGTCTACGGATTAAGGAATTCATAATGAGTGAAACATTAAAAGCAGTAATCTTTGATGCTGCAACAGGCGAAACAACAGAACGCCCACTTACATCAGATGAAATTGCTCAACGTGAAGCAAATCAAGCAGAAGCAGAAGCGCAACAAGCAGAAGCAGAAGCCAAAGCAACTGCGCGTGAATCTGCACTTGCTAAGTTAGCCAAACTTGGTCTAACTGCTGACGAAGTGGCTGCACTGTAAACTTGTTCTAACACCCTGCGCTTAATACTTTTTGGAGTTACATTGAAGCGCAAGCAAGTCAAAGACATAATTACTCGTATGGTTGCAGTAGTTGTGGCATCTGTTATGGGAACAATCGGTGCTGGTTCGATCATTGGCGTTGAGTTGTGGAAGTCAGCAAGCATGGCTGCGATTCTTGGTGTGGCTATTGTGCTTGAAGGACTAGCGCGTGCCTACATTGCAGACGGCAAACTTGATGAAACAGAAATCAACAATGCTTTCGGTAAGGCTAACGGCAAGAAATAAATGAAGCGCACAAGGGTTTTCCTAACTGCGCTTTTAATTGGTGGCTTCACGCTACTTAACCCGTCACCGGTATTCGCTGAACAAGCTATTGCTGATGTGACTTGCGGTAAAGATGACGGCACAGAGCAGACGTTTGGTATTGGGTGGGATAACGCTAACCAGTTCTTTAATGGTCGTGGTGACATAGCCCGTCTTTACTGCGAGGGTGGATTTAGTAACGGCTACCCAATCTATGTACGAGACAACTTGCCAGCCGATTCACCATTGCGCTGGTTTAATGGCATAGCTCCAGTTCTAGAACCTAGCCCTGAACCAATCCCAAGCATTGAACCAAGCCTGAACCCAGAGCCAACGCCAACGCCTGAACCTAGTCAAACTGCAATGCCAACGCCAGAGCCCACACCAAGCCCAACACCAGAACCCACGCCAGAAGCCACACAAGCACCAGAGCCTACACCAACACCTGAACCAGTAGTTGAACCTGCACCTGAACCAATCGTGCCTGACGTTGAGCCTGAGCCTGTCATAGAGCCAACACCAATCGCACCAGATTTAGTGCCAGATTTAGTGCCAGAGCCAGAACCTGTACAAGAACCTGTACAAGTTGAGCTAACGGTTGAAGAACTAACGCAGGAAGTTATTGACGATGCACTCGCTGACGGTGTGCTAACTGATGATGAACGTGAGCTTGTAGCTGATGCGTTGCTTGAGGAGTTTGCAGGCGAGCCAATTACCTTTGAAGCCTTGCAGGAAGCCGGGCTGGACTACGAGGACTTGCCACCAGAAACCCCAGTTACTTTAGAGAACGGTGTTGTGTTGTCGGCTGAGGTTGCAGATGCCCTAGAAATCTTTGACTCAGGCGCGGAAGTTCTAGCCACGATCTTAGAGAACCCTGCTAAGGCACTTAAAGCATTGGTCAGTATCGGCGCAGACATGACAGAAGAAGAACGTGAAGTATCACAGAACACAGTAGTTGCAGCAGTCGTTGTAACGCAGGTAGCTCAAGTTAGGAAGATAAAATGAAGTGGTTAAAGAAATACCTGCGTGAAATTACTGGTGAAACCTACACGTTTGTAGGTCTGTTAATTGCTTATGCAACATTGACTGGTTCAGCTCGTACAGTTACGGGTTACATCATTCTTATTGGTGCATTTGTCTGGCTGGTAACATTGCCTTTAAGACAAGATGATGAGGATTAACAATGGGCTTACCAATTAACGGCGGAAAGATTACAACCGCATACGGCAAAAAAGGCAAGATGTGGAGCAAGGGTTATCACACAGGCGTAGACTTTGCAGTTCCGCAGGGAACAGACATTGTTGCAGTAGCTGACGGCAAGATTGAAAACGCTTCTTGGGGCAAGGCATACGGCACAGCGTTAGTTCAAAAAGTTGATGGCGGTTGGGTAATCTACGCGCATCTTTCTAAGGCACTTGTTAAAGCTGGCGATAAGGTCACAAAGGGTCAGCACATTGCTGAGTCAGGTAACACAGGCAATTCTTCCGGGCCACATCTTCACTTTGAAATGCGCGATAACATCCGTTGGTCAGCCGGCAAAGACATTGACCCAGCTGCGATCTTAGCGAAGTAATGAGCAGGCGATTAGCTGCCTGCGCTATCGCTTTATCTTTAGTCTTTACGTCACAAGTTCACGCTGAAGCGGTTGAACCTTACCTAGTTCCTATGGCTAAAAAGTCTGGGCTGTGCAAGGTCGAATCCAATCAAAGCGTTACAGGCAAGTGGCAGACATTTAAGAACTGTGACCCATTTGTTCTTGGCGGTGAGCGTTCTTTGTTCTTTGTTCAGCTGCACATTAACTGCGAGAAGCGACCTAAGTACGTCAAGTTGCGTTTAGCCCGGTTACTTCCTGACGGTAAGCGCGACACCACAGGCACAACCACGTTTTCATTTACAGACGAAACAACTAAAGACTGGCAAGGCACTATGTGGTGGGAATCCAAAACTACTTACCCAATCGTGGCACAGTATAAAGTTGTAGGCGGTAAGTGTTATTCAGATGAACGTCAATTTAAGTGGTGGCAACCGTAATGGGACTAATTGAAATAGGGCAATACTCAGGCGCAATAATGGCGATCTTGATTCTTGCTGGCACAGCTATTAAGTGGGGCATTGTTAAGCCTATTAAGGCATACATAGACCAAGCTACTTATCCAATCCACCCAACGGCTAATGGTGGCAAGAGTTTGCCCGATGTAGTTGCAACTGTAAACCGTATTGAAGCCCGTATTGGTGATCTCGACTATCGCCTAAACGCCATAGAAGAAATAGTCACTAAACCAACACGCGCCAAGAAATCTACAAACTGACACACTTGCGCTCTAGACTTGTCTAGACGAAAGGTGGTCACCGTGACCTTACTTGACGATCTAGAAACTGTTGGCAAAAGCAGTTATGAATGCGGTATTAGTCGCATCCTCAAAAAGTTACCAGCAAAAGAATCACAAGCACTAAGCAAAGCAATAGACGATTTAGAGAACTCAGCCACAAGTCTTGCAAGAGTCCTAACTAAAAATGGCTACCCCGTAAGCCGTCAAACCATTAACAGGCACAGGGCTAGGGGCGTTAAAGATACAGGTTGTGTTTGTAAATGAGTCTTGCAGATGATCTTTCAAAGCTAGGCGATGACGAACAGCGCAAGCGCGTTGCTAAGGAAATACCCAAGGGTTTTGAACCCGGCATTGAGTACGACTCAAGCGGTGGCGTTCTAAGGTCAGTACCTAGACCAGCAGGCGATGAACCAGATCACGCTGAACTACTAGCTGAGTTCGAGCTTGACCCTGCCAAGTGGCGCATCACAGGGCTACGCCGTAGCAAGTGGCAGCGTTGGGATGGCGAATGGCTGGAGTCATTTAGGGCTACGTTCGTGCCTACAAGTGGCGCGTTGCACGTTCCCATAGATGACCTACTGGAAATAGTGGGGAAGTGGAAGCCAAGGAGTACCTCTAGGAAGCCCACAGAGCCACGCTCAGGCTCTTTAGCCTATGTTGTGGTACTTGCGGACACCCAAGTTGGAAAGATTGACGGTGGTGGTTCTGAGGAAATCATCAAGAATGTATTACACAAGACAGATTTAGCTGTTGCCAGACTCAAAGAGTTACGCAAGGCAGGGCGCGACATTGGAACTATCTACATTCCACAACTAGGTGACTGTATCGAGGGCATGAACTCACAAGGTGGCAAGCACATCTGGCGTACAGACCTAGACCTAACTTCACAGATTCGTGTTTATCGCAGGTTGCTGTTGCACATGGTTAAGACATTTGCGCCACTGGCTGACCGCCTTATTGTTCCTTGTGTTCCCGGTAATCACGATGAAGCTGTGCGCGTTGGAAACTCAATGGCAACTACTTACACGGATTCATTCGCACTCGATGCAGCTTCTGCCGTAGCTGATGCGCTTGAAGATCACCCTGACTACAAGCACGTTAGTTTTGTGTTCCCTAAATACGACACACTTACAGTCACTCTAGACATGGCTGGCACAGTTGTTGGTCTTGCTCATGGGCATCAGTGCCGGGGAAAGGCAGTGGACTGGTGGAAGAACATGGCACACGGGCAACAAGACATTGGCGAAGCTACGTTGCTATTGACTGGTCACTATCACCACTTGCGAATTGAGCAGTCAGGGCGCAAGACTTGGATGCAAGCACCAGCACTAGACGGTGGCTCAACTTGGTTTGAGAACTCATCAGGGCAAGCTGCACCAGCAGGAATGCTGACACTAACAGTAGGAAACGGTAGGTGGGATGATGCCAAAATCTTGTAACCACGATTGGCTATACGTTAAATCAACAGAAGGCGATTATGAAACATGTCGCTTATGCAGTGAAGTGCGGTTAGTCCATGACAAGTGAAGAACTAGCTGACCAAGTTACGCGATGCGTTGAGTCTTTGCGCTCACGAATTATGGGTACAGGTGACGAGCAATACAGCCGGGGTACTGAGCAAAGCATTGAAACTAAATCAGGCGAGCAGATCGTTCTAGAAACCCTTGAAGAACTAGATGATGCGATTGTGTATTTGGCGCATCTTCGTGCTAGGTTAGGGAAACTTGCGCAGCTCTAGGCGATCCCTAGACCGTAGATGCCACCTGCTTATGCTTTGTCGGGTGGCATTTACTTTGCCTATTTGCGGTTGTTAGACAGTTCCTTTATCGTCATACAAAGACTATTGAAAGGGTTAGCAATGGCTGACGAAAAAGAAAACAAAGAAAACATGATTGCGCTACGTCTTAACAATGAGCAGATGCTTGCAGTTAGACAATGGGCGCATCAACATAACGCAAATGTAAGTCAAGTAATTAGATCAGCAATAGAACTAATGACAGGAGCAAAGCAATGAGAACACCAAGCGAACAGTTAGTACATACAACTTGGATGGCAGAACACAAATTGTTTCAGAATCACGATGCAGTCACCCCAGTTGATTGGGCAAAGGTTTGGGAAATCGTAGACAACATAGATACACCAGAGTTCGATGCTAACCAGCTAGTCATGGTTGCCGTTCTAGAGTTCCTTTGTGGTTCTGAAATGGTTGAAGTTAGCCTAGATGAAATCGCTAATTTGCCAGAATTAGAACGTCAAGCAGTTGTAGATGCTTTGCGCTTAAAGTGGTCGCGTGTAGAGCTTCAAGAAAACCTGTAATGGACAATGACAAAGCAGAAATACACGTTGAGCCTTTACCGTTTCAACAGATTCCTAACTGGGTATTTGAATCTGATGTTTCGGCTACTGCTATAAAACTTTATTTAGTGTTGCGCAAGAATGGTGATAACAAACGTGGTGTTAGTTTTTGGTCACGCAAAAAACTATCAGAGCAATTAGGCACATCACCTAACACTATGGATAGAGCTAAAAAAGAACTGCTTGATATGGGTGCGCTTTGCCAAATCAACCGTAAGAACAAAGACGGTGACTGGACTTCAAACCTTTATCACTTGCACACTTCTAGCGTTACAAATTGCAGATACCTATACTCACCAGTGGGTAGACCTATACCCACCGATGGGGATACCCCTATACCCACCAGTGGTGAACGAACTAATAACCATATAGAACTAAGAACCAATGAACTTAATACTCGCACCTACGGTGTCGAGATTTATCATGCTTGCAATTTGTTAGCTGACCTGATTGAAGCAAATGGCTCACGCAGGCCAACTGTAAATGAAAAATGGCTAAGTGACATGGAACGACTTAACAGGATAGACGAACGCAGTTGGGAACAAATCACCAAAGCGATTGAGTGGTGTCAGGCAGATGACTTCTGGCGTGGCAACATTATGAGTCCCGGCAAACTGCGTAAGCAATACGACCAGTTACGACTTGCAGCACAGCGCAACACTAAACAAAGCAAGTTCACTAAGACAATGGACTGGCTCAAGAACCTAGAAAACGAAACAAAGGAACTAGAACAATGAACAAAGCAGACGTAGGCAAAGTGTTAGCAGTGGCAATGGCGATAGATGCCCGGCTTGGTGCAGCTGATGAATCAGCGTTTAGGGCAAAAGTTGAAGGCTGGTCATTAGCACTAAGCGAAACTATGGATTTTGAGTTTGCGCGTGATGCGGTTGGTAGCCATTACAAATCAGCAACAGAAACTGTGATGCCAGCACATCTCAACGCCATGTGGACTGCTCATAGATCACGCCAGTACGAAATAGACAACGTAAGAGCTATTGGTTCAAGTCCTAGATCACAAGGAATGCCAGATGACGTGCGAGCCAAATTGGTGGAACTAGGACTCAAGCGACCATAATAGATGGATGCTCAAAGATTGCGACCATGAAGCGTGGCTGGATTCAGGAATGTGCCTAATCTGTACTGCGCCGGATTCGTGGATGTATTCAGCTGCTTGCCGAGATGCTCACCCCGATACTTGTTTTCCTGAAGATGAAGAACCCCACCTATACGCAATAGCTAAACGATTATGTGAAGAATGCCCGGTTGTCGGATTTTGTCTAGAGATTGGTATAGATGAAAAATGGGGCATGTGGGGTGGCATGACACCGGATGATCGTTACAAACTTAGCAAATCTAAATTGCCAAAAGACAGGCTTGAAAAACGCCGTTTTCTTAGGGTTTACGCTTACACAAATTAGAACATTTGTTCGATTGTTTCCGTTATCAAAATGTTATAGAAACATGCCCTAAATGGCATACAAAAGCTGCTTAATGCCGTAATGTTATACATGTAAGGGGAACTAAGAAGTTCCGAGAGATGAAAAGGACAAAGCAGATGGAATCAATCGTTGGAAGCCCTGAGTGGGAAAAAGCGGTAGAACAATATATCGAATCTATGGAACGGGCTGTTGCTAAAGGCGTTTTCCAAGAAGAATGGGCGCACTCAGGATGTAGCCACGCGGAAAGTTATTGTGCAGTAGCTTTCAACAATGTTTATGTGGCTGGTGCGTAATGGAAATTATTGTTATGACTGTTGGGTCTGAAGATAAAATCATCACATTAAAAGCAACTTGTGGTCACGAAGATAACTTGGGTTATTTTACAAATACTGTATGCCCAAAATGTGCAAAAGCTAATCATAAAAAGGCGGTGGGCAAGTAATGGCTGTTGAAGTTACCAAGAAGCAAGCCGAGCAAGTTCTTTCACAAGTTAAGAAAAAATACAGATGGGCTATTACTCTTCAAGAAGGTCGAATTTATGTATCTTCTGATAACAAATTTATGATTAAAAATGTTGGCCCAAGATGTTGGGGAATCTACATAAATGATGGTTCAACCGATTGGGACATTGACTGGGTTGGTTCTACCTACCCAACATTAAAAAGCGCACAAGATTCAAGGATGGTACAGAATGCCTAAATGGAACTGGACACCACGAGCAAGATTTATAGGTGAACTTGTAACAGCAGTTGCAGTAGTTGCAGCTGGATGGATTTTATTTGTTGGAACTTGGTTTGCGTTAGGTGGCAACTAATGAGATGCCCAAAATGCAACATAGAACCTAACAGCCCGATCCAAATTAAAAGAGCCGGAATGTGTCGCGTTTGCGAAACAAAGGCAAAGGAAGGCAAATGATGGGATTCGTACCTTTCAGTATGGAACGCGCATCACTAGATGAAAAGCACAAGATCAGAAAGATGCTGGAATACATAGGCATCACACATCCAGCGCATCAGGTTGAGTTTATGTCAGCCCTACTTGATAAACCTTTTGACACAACAAAGATGAGCCGTCAAGATTTCTACACACTCGTAGGCAAGCTTCAAAACATTCAAGAGAACAGGAACAAAGCATGAAACAAGAACAACAGGATGCGTTACGCGCACCATTTGCTAAAGAGCAGATTCAGAAGCTGCCAACTGGTGGACTTCAATTAGATTACGTTAGCCACGCGTGGGTAACTGATCGGTTGCTTCAAGTAGACCCAACATGGAACTGGGAGCCAGTCGGTTTTGATGAAGCTGGTCTGCCCAAGTTTGATGAAAACGGTGGACTATGGATCAAACTGACAGTTTGTGGTGTGACTCGATACGGCTACGGTGAACCAGCAACTAGAGATAAATACGATCAAAAAAAATCGGCTATTGGTAACGCAGTAAGAAATGCAGCCATGAGGTACGGCGTAGCACTTGATCTTTGGGCTAAAGAAGCACCAGCAGAGCCAATGCCAGCAGCTAAAGCTACAAAAGAATTAAGCACAGCAACTCAGAAGATGATTGAACGAATCGGCAATGCCGGATCACTGATTGAACTCACTGAGGTAGTCCCACTGATTCAGGGTGGAGCGTTTACAGATGCAGAAAAGCGCAACCTACGGCTTATCTTTGACAACAAGAAAGTTGAGTTAGGCGCGTGACATTTATCTTTGGAGCAGTTTTATTCCTACTTGGTGGATTCTTTGGGATGTTGATTATGGCATTCGCTCAATCACTACCAAGACAGATTCAGGAAAAGCAAGATGCCTTAATCGCTCAACTGCGTTTAGTTGTGGATGATGATTAGTTATTTTATAGAAGGCGAACCAGCACCGCAGGGTTCTAAGAACGGCTTTGTTAAGAATGGTCGAGTTGTTATGGTCGAATCAAGCAAAAAAGTCAAGCCTTGGCGTGAAGCCGTTGCAGCTCAAACAGAAGAATACAGAGCAAGCAAATGGCCTTATGCAGAACAATGGACATTGACTGCACCGGTTGAAATCGCGCTTGTGTTTCATTTACCTAGACCTAAAAGTGTCAATCGTAAATGGCCCAGTGTTAAGCCTGATCTAGATAAGTTGATTCGCTCGACTTTCGATGGGCTTACAACTGGTGGGCTTTATGTAGATGATGCGCTAGTGATTGCAGTTAGTGCTTCAAAGGAATACTCAACAGATCGCATTGGTTGTCAGGTGATTGCAAATGAGGTCGAAAGTGTTTAACACAGAACAAGCAAATTGCTTGGGCGTAGACCCAGAGTTATTTTTTCCCAATGGCGCAATAGCACCAACTACCGAAGCAACACTTAAACGTATTTGCATGAGTTGCCGGGTGTTTGATGATTGTCTGGATTACTCCTTAAAAGTAAAAGTCAATGGCTATTGGGCAGGAACGACTGAAGCAAAGCGCGTTGAATTGCGTAGGTTTTTTCACATAACTCCAATAAGAATAGATCAAGAGCTGGAACGGAAATACCGGGAAAGCGTAAAGGAAGCAGGATAAAAATGGCACTACCAACAATAACTGCGCAAGGGAATCTGGTTTTTGATCCAGACTTTCAAGTAACAGCATCAGGCATTAGCCGTTGCAAGTTGCGTATTGCGTGTAACGAACGCAAGAAATCAGACAACGGAACATGGTCAGATGGTGACACAAGTTACTTTGACGTTGTTTTATGGCGTGGGCAGGCTGAAGCAGCTACTGACGTTTTGAAAAAAGGCCAGCCAATTCTTGTAACTGGTAAAGTACGCGTTGCAAAGTATGAGGACAAGAACGGTGTAGAACGTACGACAGTTGAAATTATTGCTGACGAAGTTGCAGCCGTAGTTAAAACAAACAAAGCAAAAGAAACAATAGCAGAAAGTGACCCTTGGTTATGATTATCGTTTTAGTTTTATCAGTAATGACAGTGACAATAGTGACATTTCTCGCCGGGTATCGGTTAGCCGTTTACCATAACAAGATGTATGCGCTTGGCCTATTTAACGAAGGTGACTCATTAGAGCCAATCTTTGCAAAGCTAGATCGTGAGTACGCATACACAGAAGAACTAACTAAGCCGTTTACTGATGAAAAGTAAGTGCCACGTCTGCAAACGCGAATCTAAAGAAACCGAGGGCTGGTGGACAGTGTGGGAGTTGCAACGTCAATACGATGTATGCCCACGCTGTTACCGTAACAAAAGCCTGCTGGCATACAGGGACACTATTATTGAAGCCTTAGAAGCTATCAAAATAACCGACCAAGAGCCTGCACTTCATGTAGCAATGCAGGTTATGAAGCAGCACTGTATTAGCACTGTTAGGGACTTACCTTTCAATGACTAAGCCAATAAGACCACGCTCTAAAAAGATGGAAAGCCTGTACGCAACTCAACGCCGTAAATTAGTCAAAGAGTTGTTACGGGACTTTCCACCCTGTCAGCGTTGCGCCGTTGCCTATGCAACAGACGTACACGAGATAAAGACACGCGCTCGTGGCGGAAGCATTATAGACAGGGAAAACCTAGCGTTACTATGCAGGCCATGTCATACGTTTATTACTCAAAACCCGACACAAGGTAAAACTGAAGGCTGGCTTAAGAACAGTTGGGATGAATAGACTAAGTTCCATGAACTGGACTGACACCGTAGGCGTGACTATTCACAATGACTTAGTGCGTTCAGCGTTAAAGAACAAACCAGAAGCAGACATAGACAAACTAGAAGCATCAGTTAAACGAATGAGCCTTAGCGTGGGGATTACACGCAACGCAATAGCATCAGTGATAGAAACAGAACTTGAAGCAATGGTTGCGTATCACTTAATGGGTGATAAATCTATAACCCTTGAATACTTAGCGGGACTACAAAGCGCAGCTGACTTAGTTAGATACGGTCTACACCTAACGGATGGAACAAGATAAATGATTGACCTGCGTAACGGCGATTGCATTGAGCAGATGCGCCAACTTCCAGCTAATAGCGTGGACTCCATAGTTACTGACCCACCATATGAGCTTGGCTTTATGGCTAAGTCTTGGGACTCAACTGGCATTGCTTACAGCGTAAAGATGTGGGATGAAGCGTTGCGAGTCTTAAAGCCCGGCGGTCACTTGCTCGCCTTTAGTGGTTCGCGTACCTATCATCGAATGGCTTGCGCCATTGAAGATGCAGGCTTTGAGATACGCGACCAGATTATGTGGGTCTATGGTTCAGGCTTTCCTAAGTCTATGGATGTGAGCAAGGCTATAGATAAGCAGGCAGGCGTTGAGCGCGAAGTTGTTGGGCAAACAATGCACGCAAGAAAAGGTGTGGCAGAAGCGGAAGATCGTTCAAGAGTTGCGGCTGGTGCTTATGGTGAAGCACGATTAGGCGACGTGACTATTCCAACAACAGACAAAGCAAAGCAATGGGCAGGATGGGGAACAGCACTAAAGCCTGCGCATGAGCCAATAGTTCTAGCTCGTAAGCCGTTGATAGGAACAGTTGCAACTAACATAATCATTCATGGCACAGGCGCCTTGAACATTGACGGGTCAAGGGTTGGAACAGAACAAACAACGACAACCATTAAAGATTTATCACAAGCACATGGTAATAACTTTGGAAAGAGCGGCATAACCTATCCAACGATGGGTGAGAAACTGAATCCTGTTGGTCGTTGGCCTGCAAACTTTATACATGATGGTTCAGATGAAGTAGTGGAGTTGTTTCCTGATACGAAGTCGGGCAAATTAAACACCGCAAGTATTACCGCCGCCAACTTGACTTATGGAACGCGACCAAAAGAGTTATCTACTCAGTTTGATTACGCGGACTCAGGTTCAGCTGCACGATTCTTTTACTGCGCTAAGGCTAGTAAGAAAGACCGCAATGAAGGACTTGATGATTTTGCAGGTAAAGAAGTAGGAACTAAGGGCAATGGTCTAGCTCGTACCTGTGCCAGCTGTGGGGCATCTACCTTGCAAGGTTGCGAATGCCCAGACCGTACCTATGTCAATCCCACACGCGCTAACCATCACCCAACAGTTAAGCCAACTGATCTAATGCGTTACCTAGTCCGAATGATTACACCACCTAACGGAACAGTCCTAGACCCGTTCATGGGTTCAGGCTCAACCGGTAAGGCAGCAGTCTTAGAACGCTTTAGTTTCATTGGCATAGATCAAAGCGCAGATTATCTAGAGATTGCAACGGCTAGAATCAAACACGCGCAAGAACAGATTGAAGGCCAGCTGTTATGACAACCATAGTCACGACAACAGGCAACAACTTCTGCACACTAACAGCTGATCAAGGGATTACATCAGACCTAATACATCCCGACATGCCTAAGATCGTGCAGCAAGACACATGGCTTATCGGTGTAGCTGGGAGCGCAAGAATATGCGATCAACTTCAGTACGCTATTGAATACCCAAAGCCACCGATTGAATTAGTTAAGTCTGGTGAATGGCTCAAGTGGATAGTAACTAAGGTAATTCCGTTAATAGATTACGTTGTTAAAGATAAAGAAATGGATGCTGAAGCCTTACTCATTACGCATGGCAAAGCATTCCTAATAGGTGAGGACTTAAGCGTTCTAACAGCGCAACCTTATTGGGCTATTGGATCAGGGGCAGACCTAGCACTAGGGTCACTAGCTGATAAGCAATACGAAAGGGACTGGCACAAGAACCACGACCTATCTGCCTTACGCGCAATGGAAGCAGCAAGTATGCACGACCCCAATACCCGGGGCAGCCTAGACCAGTACCGCAGCTACACCAACGGCAAGGTAATTGCTAGAGCCAATGAGATTTAATAAGCCATGCTTAAAGTGCAAGGCACTACATAGAAACCCTTCATTATGTAATGAATGCCAACGCCTAGCAGATGCCACTAGGAACGCCACCAGACCCCACTACAAGGGCAATTACGCTAAGCAAGCTAAACAGGTAAGGGATACAGCCACTGTTTGCTGGTTATGTGGTTTAGGCCGTACATTGGGTGACCCGTTTACAGCTGACCACTACTACCCGGGTGATCCAACGAGTCCATTGATCGCAGCTCATAGATCGTGCAATAGTCGCAGAGGTAACAAGGCCCCACCGGTTTGACCCCGGGGTGGGTTTTTTTCTCACAGCCCTGCCCGGCCCGGAACCCCGACCAAGCACGTTGCACATCTTCGCGAAATTCCCAGTTTTCAAAATTCAATGTTTATGCGGATTTTGACTATGCTTAAACCATGACAGAGCTAAGAATTGAAACAGTTAAAATCAGCAGCTTGACCCCTGATCCGACTAATGCGCGTACCCATAATGAAAAGAATCTAAATGCAATAGCCGATTCATTAAAGCAATTTGGGCAGCGCAAACCTTTAACCGTAACGCCAGACTCAATTGTCATTACAGGCAATGGCACTTTAGAAGCTGCAAAGTCTTTGGGTTGGACTGAGATAGCAATAGCTCGTACACCGGTTGGTTGGAGCTGGGAACAAATACGAGCTTGGGCCTTAGCTGACAACAGAACAGCAGAACTTGCTGAATGGGATGACAAGATTCTTGCAGACCAACTTTTAGAACTTGATGCCAATGGCTGGGAGCTTGAGCAGCTTGGATTTGATTCATTGCAGCCACCATTAGGTGATCAGAGTGAAGAACCGTTAAAATTCAAAGAGGATAAACTTTGTCCGGCTTGCGGTTCTTTGATTAAGGAATAACTATGGCTCCGCGTGGCAGACCACCAAAACCAATTGAGCAGAAAAGGCTTACGGGTAATCCCGGAAGAAGGCCATTACCTGATGCAAAAGAACTTGTCCTACTGCCTTCTGCTTATGACATTCCAGAACCTAGCCGGCCTTTGGGTTCTTCAGGCACAGAACTTTGGGATCGCATCTGGGGTATGGGTCAAACTTGGTTAAGTCCATTAAGTGACATTGAGATTCTGCTTATGACCTGTGAACTATTAGACGAACGCCGTAACTTGCGTATTCAAGTAATGCAGAACAATAGGCCAGATGAACGCAAAGCCTTGCGTGAGCTTGATCGGCAGCTTGTTGCCAACCTTTCACTTCTAGGATTTACACCAACAGACCGCTCAAGGCTTGGAGTAGCTGAAGTTAAACGCCAGTCAAAGTTAGAAGAACTGAAGGCTCGTGCCGGCCAAAATTGAATCTTGGCCACCAACTTGGCTAACACCTGTGAACAAAGCTGCGCTTAATAAATCGCGTGGCATAGAAGTATCTGATTTTATAGATACCTTTGCCATACAGACTAAGGAAACTGTTGCAGGTTTTGCTGGTGACAAGATGCAACTTCGTGAGTGGCAAAAAGAATTGTTTAATCATTTGTTCGCTGTTGGTACAGATGGAAAGTTTAGACACCGCACCGCGCTAATTGGTATGGCTCGCAAGAACGGCAAGAGCGCACTAGGTTCTGGCATTGGCTTATGGTCACTAATCATGGGGCCTGATGGTGGTGAAGTTTATTCATGTGCAGCCGATAAAGAGCAGGCTCGTATTGTCTTTGGCGATGCTAAGAAAATGATTCAGGCAGAACCAGAGCTTGAGGAATTGTGCAAAGTTTATCGAGATGCAATAGAAGTACCTGCCACTGGTTCCGTCTATCGTGTTCTGTCTAGTGAAAGTTTTTCAAAAGAAGGTTTAAGCCCAACAACAGTCCTATTCGATGAAATTCACGCCAGTCCTAATCGCGAATTGTTTGACGTTATGCAGCTTGGTATGGGAGCTAGACGTTCACCAATTTTAATTGCACTGACTACGGCAGGCGTGAAAGCCGATGCAACAGGTCAAGATTCAATTGCTTATAGTTTGTACCAATACGGAAAGCGTGTAGCTCAAAAGGAAGTAGATGATCCGACATTCTTCATGGCTTGGTGGGAGTCGGAACCTGAAGCAGACCATCACTTAGAACTAACTTGGAAACAAGCTAATCCTGCATTTGGTGATTTGAATGATCCCAAAGACTTTGCAGCTATGGTTAAGCGAACACCCGAAGCGGAGTTTAGAACGAAGCGTTGTAACCAGTGGGTAAGCAGTCAAACCGCATGGCTACCAAACGGAGTATGGGAATCTCTTGAAATTGAACGTGAAATAGGCGCAGATACTCCAGTTGTCTTAGGCTTTGACGGTTCGTTTAGCGGTGATGCTTCTGTAATTATTGGGGTAACCGTAGAAGAACAGCCGTATATCTTTATGGTTAAGGCGTGGGAAAAGCAGCCAGAAGATGTAGATGATTGGCGCGTAGACATTCTTGAAGTAGAAAATACGATTATTGAATTTTGTGGCACACATAACGTAAGGGAAATTGCATGTGACCCATTCCGTTGGCAACGAACAATGCAGGTATTAGATGAAGCAGGGTTCCCCATAGTGGAGTGGCCCAGCACTTCGCCAGCGAGAATGGTGCCGGCATGTGCCAAATTTCGAGATGCCGTTGTAGAAAAGAAGCTCACGCATGACGGAAATCCGTTACTGCTTAGGCACTTACAAAACGCAGTAGTTAAGACTGACAGGCTTGGGCCAAGAATTGTTAAAGAGCATAGAGGTTCGCCACGAAAGATTGATGCTGCTGTTGCTAGTATCATAGGATTTGATAGGGCAACTGTTTCAAGAGAAGAACCCGTTGTACCCCAGTTCTTTAGTTTCTAGGAGTTTGCGTTGATCCCATCTATCCTGCAAGTGGTTGGTCTAGCAACAATCTCAATAGGTCTAGGTTTGTTCATCCTGCCATTAGGAATAGTCGCAGCTGGCATAAGTATTTTGCTTGTCGGTATCGCATTTGAGAAGGGCAAGTAATGCTTGGCAATTTAACAGGTGGCAACAAGGAAGAACGCGCCATAAGTTTTCAATCTATTTGGGGTGCAGGCGATTCGTTTGCATTTACTACTGAAGCCGGTAGCAACATAGACCAAGTACAGGCAATGAAGATAAATGCTTTTTATGCTTGTGTGCTTCTAATTTCAGATACAGTTTCCACTTTACCAATTGATTCATTTATTAGGCGTGACGGTAATCGCGTTCCTTATCGCCCACAACCTGCATGGATTCAGCGACCAGACGTAGACCTTTTACGTTCAGAGCATTATCAACAAGTTCTTATTTCTTTATTGCTAGACGGTAACGCCTTTGTGCGCGTTTTCCGTGACACTTCAGGTCAAGTAATTAACTTAGTTGTAATTGATCCTTACCGCGTTCGTGTCACTCGGAACAAAGTAACACGCGAAGTTGAGTACGTTATTGACGAATACCAAGAAACACCAGTAAACAAGCAAGACATGATTCACATTACTGAAATGCGTAAGGCTGGCGAACTACGCGGTATGTCGCGTGTAACTGAATTAAAAGATAATTTAGGTTTATCTAGTGCCTTGCAGTCTTTTGCTTCACGTTTCTTTGGTCAGGGCGCAACTACTTCAGGCATTATTGAAACACCACAAGGTCTAAATAGCGAACAAGCCAAGCAACTGGTAGACGGTTTTAACTCACGCCATAACGGATTCCGTAAAGCTCATAAAACTGGTTTATTAACGGGTGGCGCAAAGTTTGTAAGAACTGGCGTAAACCCTGACGAAGCTCAGATGCTAGACAGTCGTAAATTAGCAATTGAAGAAGTAGCTCGTATCTTTAGAGTTCCACCGCACATGATTGGCGTTACAACACCGGGCGCACAGTCTTACGCATCAGTTGAACAAAACAGTATTAACTTTGTAACTCATACGCTTCGCCCGTACATTGCAAAGATTGAAGATGCTTACAGCACCCTTCTTCCACAAGGCGCGTTTATTAAATTCAATGTTGATGGTTTATTGCGTGGCGATTTTGCTACAAGAATGAATGGATACTCAATTGGTTCACAAGCAGGATTTCTTTCAGTTAATGACATTCGTAGATTCGAGGACTTGCGACCTGTTGAAGGCGGTGACGTTTATCGCGTTCCTCTGGCTAACGTGGATTTGGGTGCTGCTTCACTCGTTGAAACCGACAAACGTGTCACGATGGCTCAGAAACTTATCAATAGTGGGTTTGATCCTGCTGGCGTTCTATCTGCTTTAGGGTTACCTTCAATCTTGCACACCGGTTTGCCTTCTTCACAGTTACAACAAATTGCACAGATTGACCCAGAAAATCCTGAAGCCGTTTATGACGTACAACGTACACACGATGTAAATGTGCAAATGCCAGAGACTATTGTTAATGTACCGCCAGCAATTATTAACATAGCTCCACCTAACGTAACGGTTGAAGCACCACAACAAAAAACAACTATTCGCACCGTTGAACGTGACGATAATGGACACATTGTAAACATCATTGAAAGAGTTGAAAACTAATGGCAACTGGAATGAGCGCACACCTAGCGAATAGCTTGCTAAATGCTTTAGGCAATAACACCGCATACGCCGTAACAAATGTTTATGTGCAACTACACATAGGCGATCCCGGTGCTGCTGGCACAGCCAACGGCGCAACTGAAACTACACGCAAGGCTGTTTCTTTTGCTGGCGCATCTACCGGGTCTA